CAATTCATTTAAAAACTTATCTGTTGTTCTATCTCTCGCATCTACCATCCAGTCATATAAATTCCACCCAAAACCTACCGCAAGACCTATCGCAGCACCAGCAATCATTCCAATTGGACCAAACATTCTGCCCAAAGAAGCGCCTGTTGCTGCAAATGCTAACCCATCAACTGCCATGTCAGCAAACCCACTTGGCAACCCAACATTATCTGATAGATATTCTTTCGCTTCATCACCATATGCCATATATATTCCAAGTACAGCACCTGCCACACCCAAACGAAGTCTAGACACATTTGTTAATAATTTTGATCTAAACAATTTATATGCGACAAGTGATCCTACTGCAAGACCAGTTCCGGTTAAATCATCAATAGAAATTTCCTGCCCAAACAAATCTACTTGTCTTTGCATTTCTTCTTCTGTGAACCCCATCATTGTTAAAAGTTCTTCTGATAGCGATGATGCTAATCCTGCCAACATTCCTGGTATAATGAAACGTTTTCCTAGTGCTGCGCCAAACGCACCAAACATTGCAGTTCTTTCTGCTGTCGGTACAATATTATTTACTGTCTCTTGATCGAATTCAAAATTGGAAAGTGTCTGTCCTACAAAATCACCTACGAATTCTCCTATTAATGGTGCTATAGAAAGAAGCAAACCACCACGTACCAAAAATCTGGCAAATGTGAATGGTGACATTTTTAATGCTGTAAGTCCACCCGCTGTTGCCATGAACCCCGTTGGAAAAGATGCCAGTATGCCACCTAGCATTGAAAATATTCCTTTTTTTGCAGCGTCTGGTGCATTGCTTGGTGGGATTGGTGAGGGTGATGGATTGCCTTGTGGTGATTGCTCTCTATTCAACTTTGCAAGTTGTTCCATTCTTTTTGATGTTTCATTGCTTTCTAATTGCAACTTTAATGTGTCTTCCATCATTTTAGTTTGTTGCATTAGATTAGTTTCTATAGAAGAAAAAACAACAGAAAATTTATCAAGTCTTGAATTGATAGACTTGATTGAATTTGTTCCTGTATTTCTTGTTAATTGACCTTCTGCTTTTATACGGTCAATTAATTCCTTTTCCGAATCTGCCATTTTTACTTCCTATTTTTACTTTCTTCTACTTTTTTAAGATATTCAACTAACATGGCAAAGTATACATCTCTTTCATATGGTATAAGGTTTTCTATTTCTGAAATCTGATATTTGTGGTGCTGTGCCAATGCGAATATCATTTGATAATACATTCCCAAATTCATATGACACAGCATTAGATAAAAAAAGTTTCCATTCCTTCTATCACGAATGTTTTTTCTTCTTTGTTTGAGTTTATATATTTCATTTCGTGGCGCAATTTGGGGGTAGTATCGAAAAAAGTGTTTATTTGTTTGACTACATTCGCATCTAAATCATCAATAAAGGCTTCTTTTTCTTCTTGTGTGTATTCATCAAATTTGAAAACTTCATCCTCTGATGCCAATTTGTCCATACAAGAAACCATTACGTTAAATGATACTTGTGGGTCACTTTTACTTTTTACAACATCCAAAAATTCGTTTATTGTTGGATATCTCATATATAAAACAAATTCATCATTTATCTTTATTTCGTTTGTGTGTTTTTCATCTTTAGTTAAAACAACATCATTTAAATCTAATTGAAGTTTTACACTTTCATTAGTATCAGGGTCTTTTATTACAAATTCTGCGTTGTTATCAACTGATTTTGATCTTAGTGTTAATAGAACATATTCCAAATCGAACATTGATAGTTTATCAATGTTGCAGTCTATCAGGCAATTATTAACAATTTGCTTTATTGATAAAATTGCTTGATCAATGTCATTCGTTTCTTGTGCTATCAAAAGAATTTTTTCTTCTTTTACGGTGAATGGTCTGTATTTAATATTTTTGCCTGTTGATGGTTGCATCATTTCAAATATAGGAGATTGAATTTTAGGTAGTGACATAATTATTCCTTTCAATTATTAAAAAAATCGTGTAAATGGTGAAATCGCATTGTTCGCAACAGTCGTGAATCTATTGACAGATGTTTGTAGGTTTGTTGATATTGTTTGGACTGTTTCTCCTACAGAAGTAAAGAAATCCACCCCACCAACACCCCTAGGACTTGCAAGCGCATTATTACTTGGTCTGGTTCCACTCATTTTCATTTCGCTATATGAAAAACTAACAGGCAGTGTTGCTGGTGTATCATTTTCTTCCCATGAAAGACTCAATGATCCTACTGTCTTAGGGTATGCATTTTCAAGAACACATTCATATATCAAAGATGAATCATGGACAGAAAACATTTTTATGATCATTCTCATTGAATAACCATTTGCACCTTTTTTGTAATTTATCTCATAAGGCAATTGGTCGGCATCTCTAGCATTTGGTGAAAATAAACCGTTTGATGTGTCGTAGTTGACAATGTTTTGCATCCATTCATGGAAAAATGAAAGCACTTGGTGGTTGCTATCAAGCATAAAAACACATTCTACTGCATCATTAGAAATGCCTGTTGGCATTGACTGAGATAACCCTATGTTGTTAGGTTTATAATCTGTTGTTTCAATTGTTATGCTTGGTATTGTTGCTGTTTTACAGAAAAATCTCAAATCTCTACTAGGCATAGGAACATTTGAGTCATTGGGTGCTGCCAATTCTACCATAAAAAGGTTTGTTCTTGCAGGACCGCCATAACGGTCCATTCTTGATTTAAATTCTTGAATATTGAACGCCATTTGTTAACTTTCTCTTATAATTCTTCTTGAATCTGCCCATACAGTTTTTCTTGTTGCCTTTTCGAAAGACTCTGTTGGCAAAAATACTGCTGGTGTCCAATTTTCTGGTTGTAATCTAACAAATCTTGATCTAAAATGTTTTCCCAGATATCTTTTCACACATGGTTTATACCATGGATTTGAAGAAGCGGTTTTGAGTATGCCGTATGTAATACGCATTTTAGTTTTTTCATCAAAACGGTCATTGTTAAGTGTGTCGTAAAGTTGATCCAATAGTTTCGCTCTTAGTACAGGTGGAAGATAGTGTAAATTTAAACCAAGAAAACCATCTTTGTATTTTACTATAGGAATGACTAGAGGAAAAGTGTCATAATATGGTAATGTCTTTTTGTGTTTTGGATCATAATATGCGAAATACATTTTGCCTATCGCGACATTTGTCCAAGAATTGACAAGACTATCTCTTTCTTCACGTATAATTCTTGAAGGACTTATGGCAGTTTTTCTAATAGAGTTTCGAAACCACTTAATGGATTCTTCTGATTTTTTGTCAGAAACGCCTTGTTGTTTTGCTCTATTCAAAATATTTTCGAATGTAGTTGCCATATTTTTACTTAATTCCTAAATGATTTTCCGTCATAATTCTGAAATGCCATCCTCTTTCATTACAATACTTTTTTGCTGCATTCCACTTTGCTTCATTTATACCGTATGTTTTTACTTCTTTAAGGTATCTAGTGGAAATTCTACCTGTAGGTGTTTTGTTTTTATTTCTAATATCCGGCGGTCTTGTCTGTTTATCTGGTTTAATTTCGATCATCAATATTTCGTATTTATTATCACTAACTCTTTTTTTCAAAATGACATCAGGATAATATCTATGATATTTATTATCAATTGGTGAAATATACGGCACAACAATTTCTTCGCTTTGCCACCATATCACGTCAGGATGTTCATCTACAAAACGAAAAAATTTTAATTCCCATAATGATCGGTATGTTATTTTAGTCGGATCGCCCTTGTATTTCTCAGGATTATTTGGTCTAAATTTACCTCTATATGCCATTTTTATTCTCACTTTTTATTATAAATAACAATAGTATCTAATCATATTTATAAAGGTTTTTCATGGCGATAAATCAATCATTACCACCTAGTGTTGAAATAAGAAGAAACACTACAAGAAATTACGCAAACAATTTATCATTCCCAGAAGACATTGGTCCTCATGGGTTGCTTATGATATTTAGAAACTATGAATATCAGGCGACAAGAGGATTGCTAACCGAGCAAAGATCAACTGCTAATATTGGAAGTTCAATTCTATTACCTATTCCAAATAGCATACAAGATTCATTTTCTATGCGTGTACAAAGATTTGATCAGGGCACATTTGGTGATTTGATTTCTACTGGTGCTGCTGGCGCTGCTGGTTCAGAAAGAGGTGGCGAAAATATGATCGCTGGTTTGCATAGTGCGTTGAGAGATGCACTTCCAAATGGTGCTGATGTGGCGAATGCTATATCAGGCGGTCAATTTTCAATGGATTCTATTGCTGGTGATCTTGGAAGAAGTGCAAACTTTTTACTGAGAAAGGGTTTAGACTCATTCGGACCAAATGTTGCAAGAAATGTGGATGCTGGTTTCGGTTCCACAATAAACCCAAAAGCGGCACTTTCCTTTGAAGGTGTTGAAATGAAAAAACACTCATTTGATTGGGTTCTGGCACCAAGAACGCCTAATGAGTCCGATAGGATTAGAGAAATATCAAATACGATTAAGCGAAATGTTCTCCCTGAATACCAAAATGTGGGTGGCATACAAAGAGCAATGTTAAGATATCCGTCAACTGTTGATATATATTTCTTGGGTATTGATCCCTCATATTACTTATATTTTAAAACATGTATGGTAGAACAGTTTAGCATGAATTATGCACCACAAGGCGTTTCCATATTGAAGGGTGGAAAACCTGCTGTTGTTAATATGAGCATACAATTAGCAGAAATGGATATTCATACCGCAGACGATTATAAGAGCGATGCAGAAATAAGTGCAGGGGCAGGATAAAACATGTCACAATATTTTTCAAAATTTCCAATAATACAATATAATGAAGTTTTTGTTAGAGATATAACAAGAAGAAACAAGTTTGTCGAAGAAAATTTGGGTGATCCTAAACTTTTCTTACCTTATACTGCTACAGAAGGTCAAAGACCAGAAGATATTGCAGATTTGTATTATGGAACTGTAGATGCAACTTGGTTGGTTCTCCTAGCAAACAATATAATTGATCCATATTATGGTTGGACCATGGATGATGCTCAATTCAATAAATATCTAATCAATAAATATCAAGACGTTTCAGGTCAAACAGGATATAAAGTTTTAGATTGGACAAGAAATGAAACAATAGAAGACAATATTGTTTATTATTATAGGGAAATAGACAAAGATAACCCTGAATTGCCAACCAGTTTTGTACCCGAATCTGTTGTCGATTATGTATTGAATAATCTACCTGCTGATTTTACAGAACAAGTTATAACAATAAATGGGATTGAATATTTCGTTCAACAAGAAAGTGTTTAATAATGTTAGATGTAGTAAAAATAACACCAGAAAGTTTCGAAACTCTTTATTTGAGAGAAGAAGATGGGACTATCATTGAAACAGAAAATGGTAAAAGGATTATCATAAAAAGAGTAATACCACCAGAATGGAAACCAGTAAGAGTTTATGAATATGAAAACCAATTGAACCAAAATAAAAGAGAAATTGTTTTGGTCGATAAATCATATTACAAACAAATAGACAAAGAATTTAGGAAATTGATCACACGATGACGAATGAAGTTACATATCCTGGTAAATATACGTTAAAGAGCGTCATGGTATATCCAGTTGATGGTAGTAGTATACCATTAGAAATTTCGGCACTTAATCCGAAATTCAATATAGTTGAATCAATAAAAAATGATAGTATAAGAGGTTCTATGGATGTTCTAGACACAGTTGGTGTTCTGGAACAATATCCTTTAAGAGGTGAAGAACGAATAAACCTTGAAGTTGAAGACGTGTTGGGTAATAATAAGATATATGATTTGTTTCTTTATAGAATTGACAACGTTACAACAACAGAAATAAATGATGGTCTTTATTATAAATTTCATTTTGTATCTTACAAAAGATTTGAATCAGATAAACACAAAATAATAAAGGCATACGAAACCACAGTATCTGATATTGTCAATGACGTTTTTTCCACATATTACTTAGGAAATAATGGTGTGTCAGCATCCCCATTTCGTCGCATAACAAACGAAATGATTTCTAATATAGGAAGCGTGGTGAGTGATGTGCAAGATGTTATAGGTAATGTCACAAATTTATTATCAAATAATGGTTCCGAAAGGGCAGGAAGATCATCAAATATAATTGGTGGCAGTGGCGTATATGTCGAAGATCAAAGAGAAAAAAGTATCGTGGTAGAACCCACAGAAGGACCACTTAGACTTATTATACCAAATTTCACTCCAACAAGGGCAATGAAATTCCTTGAATCAAGAGCATATAGCACTTCAAGTCCCTCCTGTTCTTTTAGATTTTTTGAGAGTTCGAATGCATTCTATTTCGTAAGTGACGAATATATATTCAATAATGGAACCCAATTTGATTTCACATATTCTATTGATATACCAAGTACACCAAACTATTTTGATATACACATGAATAATTTTTACGAATTGACCAACACTGAAAGATTTGACACCTTCAATGATTTGCATGGTGGTGGATATCACAATAAAGTAATAATCATTGACATATTAAAAAGAAGCGTTAATCTTAAAGATACGCCATGGAAATATACAGAAAATAGTGCAAATTATCAAGATTTGGATGCAGAAGAAACTTTGTCAGATCGCCATACAAACAATTTCATAAATCAAACTTTTACAGATGAAACTGCAAAACAATTTTTGATTGTAAAAGATTATGATGAACAAAGTGGTGGTCAATTAAGAGGTGAACAACACTTCTCAGATATTGTTTCAAATAGACTCGCATATAGACACCACTTAAATAGCATTGTCCTAAATACAAAAGGTCATGGTAGATTAGATATTACGTGTGGTGATGTAGTGAATATGACTATCAGCGAATTTGATTCATCTTCAAATGTGAACGAAGTTAATAAACAACTGTCTGGGAGATATATTGTAGAGGAAGTTGTTCACATTTTTGATAAAGAAATGTCTGAAAACCACTATAAATTAATGAAAAGAAATTGGAGCGAAGTGGTCAGTTCTGGTATACAAACTGGTCCACAATAAAGGAATAATATAAAATGATGCAAGAAACAGGCGTAGGAATTATAAATCCATTGTTTTTTATTGGTGTTGTGGAAAATAACATCGACGAAAGATTAGAAGGACGTGTTCAAGTTAGAGCATTTGGGGTTCATGGTACAGTAGATCAAGTGCCAACAGAAGATTTGCCATGGGCAACTCTAATTATAGGAAGTCACGATGTCAATTTTGTGGTTCCTCCAATAAATTCGTGGGTTTTTGGTTTTTTCATTGATGGAAGAGATGCTCAACAACCAATGATATTGGGATTAATTCCAACACAAATGACAGAACCTGTTGACCCTTCTGTAACAGGTTGGGGGAAACCATTAGGTGATGATATTGATGTTAATTTTCAAGGTAGTAGACCAAGAGACTTTGGACAACCACAAAATTCACGACTAACAAGAGGTGAAGAATTACAAAATACTTATTTGTTGCCATTTGATGTTAACAGAATACGAAATATACCAATTGCTGGTGGTGGTGCAACGAATCTTCATTCTGGTGGTAATAGTGGTGTACATTCCCAAGACGATTCCGTAGTCAATCCTTTAGCATCTACTGTTCCGGCATCATATGGAGGTTCGCAAGTTGTTGCACCTATTGCATCCATTATTGGTAGGTATGAATCTATAGGTGCTGGTGGATACAACGCATATAATCGTGGGACAGATAATGATGGTGATATTCTTGGCGCATTATATCCAATTGATTTTAGTCAATTGACTGTAGGTGAAATACTTCAAAGAGGACAACTTCCGAGATTTAGTAGAGATAGAGTTTTTGCTGCTGGTTATTATCAAATAGTAGCAGATCAAAGAACTGGAACAATGCAAACTCTTGTGAATAGAGGTGTAATATCTTCTAATGAATACTTCACGCCAGAAGTTCAAGATAGGGCAGGTCTTGCATTGATGCAAGGGCGTGGTTTAAATTCTTACTTAAATGGTTCCATGTCAGCAGAAACATTTGCAAAAAATCTTTCTAATGAATGGATCGGATTAAGAAATGCACCTTCTGGTCAGTTAATAGCGGCACTTGAAAAAACAAAAGAAAATTATAACAATTCTAAAGGTAATTTGGATACTACCGATGATGAACGCGCTGATAGAACAAATTCTTCGCAAGCAAATACTGTAAATGCAAATACCGCAAATACCGTTACTGCAAACACAACATATTATTCTGCTGCAAATAATTACGACGAAGATGTTTCTGTTACTGGTCCACAGACAACATGGGAAGAACCCGGTCCTGCTTATGCTGCTGAATATCCGTATAATAGAGTAATAGAGACAGGAAGTGGACATTCAGTAGAAATTGATGATACCCCTGGTGCCGAAAGGGTTGTTATTTACCATAAAGATGGATCGTACATTCAAATGGGAACAGGTGCAAATACTTATAAATCCACAAGAGATACATTTGATGTAAATGATAAAAATCATCATGTGTATGTTGGTGGTACTAATATAATAACCATAGAAGGTGATAGTCATGTTCTTGTCAAGGGCAATAAAGTAGAAGAAATACAAGGTAATTATAGACAAATAATTCATGGTTCTCACG